GCGGGTATATCATCTGACTTTTCTGTGCCTGGGCCTGATATCTGTCCATTTTTTCTAGGATACATTGCCCCGCCATCAGCCATGTCTTGTTGATTTCTTAAAAGTTCAGCTAATTCTTGAACAGTCATTCCTCTTGATGAAGCTTCTTTGTATGCCGATCCAACTGGGTCATTGGCAATTTGAACGGCTCGGCCAATCATATCAAAAATTGCATTGTTAAATTTAGGGGTTAACCCACCAAATCTTTCGTTACCTAAAAAATTACCTCCAGAAAAAGGATTTAAACTTCTTCCCCCCATGAGATCTGTATTTAATCCGCTTGGATCATTTGCAAAAGAAGCTAATCTACTTAATCCACCATCTCTAACTGCCATGCCGCCTCTGTAACCACCAGCATCTACTGGATCAGTTTTTTTGGCTCCTCCACCGCCGCCAGTAAAACTTCCTCCGACGCTTCCTCCACCGGATGAGGCACTACCGCCTCCACCACCACCGCCACGTTGTGTGTACTTAACAGCTCTATTTAATTGATCAGAAAGAGAACTTGTATTAAAACCTTCATCGTCAAAATAACTAGGAGCGTCAAATGCGCCACCTAAATTAAAATCACCTGATTCAACTGTTCCAGTGTAGTTAGGCGAGTTCCTAGTAGAACTATCAAATCTTCCAGTTACAATATCGTCACCAATGGACGGAGTATAAGTTGAAGAAAAAGGACTGCTTCCCAACAAGACTCCACTATAATCTAGTCCACCATATCCTGCATCGGGATTAACATTCATAAGATTTCCCGTGTACCCACGATCAACTTGATTTTGACTTGAGTTGTTAGAATCTAAATTGTTTAAAGCATTTCTCAAGAATGCAGCAGTTTCAACATCTGTATCTGAAAATTGATTTGTTTCATCTGCAATTGCTTGAGCAAGTGATTCTTGAGATAAAGGTTCAAATACATTATCTAATCTACTTAATAAATTAGGATCAATATTTGTAGCTCTTTCCATTGAAGCCCTAACATTTCTAGGCATGCGATCTTGTATAGCACTTATTGCTTGTCTTATTGCATTATCACCAGTTAACTTTCCAGTTTTTTCGTCATATTCTCTTAGTAATAAATTAGGTCTATTTTCAGCAACTGCATCTGCAACTCTATTTAATAAAGTTTTTATTCCATGAGTTCTTGTTCCATCTTCTGCAACTTTCTGCAACAAAAACCCAGGCCTATTTGGAGCTACTTTATCCGCAAAATATTCAGTAGCTCCTTTTACCATAGAAACTGGATCAGTAGCTCCTTGGCCTATTAATTTGCTAATTCCTTTAGATCTGTCATCTAAAATATTTCCTAATCTTTCAATAGGCCCACCGATTCCCGGAACTTTTTCTAAAGCTTTTAGTAAAAGACCGACACCTCCACCAGTAACTTTAGACAAAGCATCACCAAAGACAGGAACTGCTCCGAGGCCAGAGGTGGCAGAAAGAACATTACCTAAAAGGTTTTCAAATTCAGGATTTTTAAAAACCCGATCTCTAACATTGTAATCTCTACCGTATTGTAAATCTCTTCCCCTAATAGTTTTATCAGGATTAAAAAGATTTCTAATGCCTTCTCTAAAACCCCCTCTTTCACTCGAACCTTCTCCTGTTCTAGAGGTTCTGTTTAAGAATTGATTGGGGTCGTAAGAAGGTAAATCTAATCCATAATTAGAAATATAAGAATTTAAAACACTTGATGGGATTCCGCTAAAAGAATAATCATCTCTTTTAGCTTCACTATCAGGAACAATTCTTCCTATATTAGTTAGGTCTGGAATATATGAAGATCCAATGCCTGATGGGGTAGCAAAAAGACCAGGGTTATAATTAGCATATGGTTGGCCATATAATAAATCATAACCAGAACCCCTAGACCCTCCGGGCATATTATAATCTACAGGAGATCCATAAATACCAAAACCTTGATCTTCAAGCATTTGGTCATACGCACTTTTACCGGGCGAAAATTGATCTAGTGATGATTGCACTATATCATTAAAAGTTTCCTGCATAAGTTTTTGTGCAGCTTTTTCTTCTTCTGTTTTTGCTGTGTCTTCTGCCATTAAAGTATCAGCCTAACAAGAATAAAATCATCTAATAGCATATCATTTTTTTCCTTTTGTAGTCTTATTTTGTAAGACATGAAAAGAATTTAACATTTCCAGCGCCTACGAGCTTGTCTCAATCTAGAGTTAGGATCTTTCGCTGCTTTAGGAAACTTCTTCATTTGTCCTTCTGATCTTGCACAAAAAGATTTTCGCCTTCTAGCTCTTCTACCAGTTGGTTTATCTTCAGTAACAGCCGTTTGAAGTTTGCTTCCGGGGTTCTGCCTTCGATAAGCTCTAACTCCAGCTTCTGTCATACCAGCACCAGACTCAGTAGATCGAAAATTTTTCTTGTTCCTAGCTGGCATTTTTTCTTGCCTACGTTTAAGGCGAGTTTTAGGTTTAGATTTAGCTTCACCGCCACCATTAAATTCTTGTGCATAACGTCTAAACATTAGCTATACCTTGTTTTCTTTCTTCGATCTGACATTACTGCGCCACAACCTCGATGATTCCTTTTAGTAACAAAACAACCATCTTTTGCAAATGTCTTTACATTGGTAGGCTTGCCACCTACTCCTTGCTTTCTTGATCTTTTTCTTTTTACTGCGCTTGTGCGTTCAGAGGCCGTCATGGAATTTGCTTGAGATCGAGGCACACACTTTGGATATTTGCGCTTTGAGCCTTTTGCTTTAGAACGTCCACAAGCTTGGAACTTGCCATCTATTTTAGGCGCTCCAATATCGACCCAATCGCCTTTTGATCCTTTACCAAACCACTCTTTCAGGCTCATGTCAGACCTATCATCCTAGCTCTTTTAGCGACAAACCCACCTCCATTAAAGTTTCTTCTTCTGCCTCTTGCAGAAGCAGGAGATGTTGGTTTTTTGCCTTTAAAGTCTTTACGTTTTACACCAGAAGGATCTTTGATTTTTCCTGCACAAATTTTACTTGCATAAGCATTTGCATAAACACTTGGGTATACATCAAATTTACGTTTAGCCGCTTCTTTTCCTCTTTTACATAGTTTTGTCATAAACTCACCACTATTGAACCGTTTGTAGTAACTTGAACTGTGCCTATCTGCCCAGTCCCACTCAACCCAGATGTCTCTGGGTCAGTAATATAAATCCATGCAGTCCCACTCCAAATCTGTAGGTTGCCAATTGAACTATTCCATATGATATCACCAGCTTGGAATTTAAGTTCATCTAATTCTGATGCAGTAAACTGAGGCGTTTTGTCTGGATCAAACGCATCAAGGCTTAACTCAAGAAGCCTTACTGTCTTATTGTATGTGCCAGCAGCAACAACCTGATCTGTTTCAAATGGTAATCTGCCCTGTAAAAGCTTACTCATCTTCTACCATTTGGCCTGATATCAAGTCGAGTACCACCAACTCTAAATCCAACTCCCTCTCTTACACCAACGGCAGCATCATCATCTGATTCAAATCTAACCACAGCTTGTCGAGCTCTAGCTCTCATGTCTATCTTGGTGGTAGATGCAGTAAAGCTTGTGGTTTGATCTGTTGATAAAGAATCACCAGGATAGTTTCGTTCTTTTAAAACAACATTAATCTGTTGCCCACTTCCTCCGCTACCTGTGAATTTAACATCAGGAATCATGCGTTTAATAAACTGAAACTCTTCTCCATCACCTATATCAAAGTCAGCAGACTCAATGAACACGTTGTCCATTGGAGATCCATCATCATCATTGCCTGTTTCATGCTGATAAAGATAAGGAGTAGAACTGTCTTTCCCTGTTGCTCTTGGAAAAGAAACAATACCTTCATCTAACCAAGCTGTTCTTTCTAGTTGTCCAATGGCCCATGATTGTTCAACGTAGTTATAAGTGACATATCGATCAATTGAGGTTGTTCCAGAAGAACAATAAAACCAACCGACTTCATTGAACTGTTTGTTTAAGAAAGCAAAGAACTGATATGCCTGACCCTCTTCTAGATCATCAAACACATACGAATGAACACTACATGGGACCGGAGATACCGCTCCTGTATAGGTGTAGAATCCTTTTTTGTCCATCCAGAACACACCGGATGGAGTATTGATTGCAGCATTAGGTCCAATCAAACTAACGCCTTCATTAATTAGATTCAAACCAAACGTAAGCGGTGGGCCTACGAATTGTAGGCTATACAAAGCTACATCTGTCCAAATCAAAGTTTCTTGTCTTGCCCTAAGTCCTCCAATGATTTCTGATCCTGCGGAACACCGCAAAGAACCAGCCGTATTATCTGATTTAGGCTCCCACTCTGCTGGGTTTTCTTGATCTGAAAAAGCAATTAACAATGGATCAATTGAGCCAGATCGAGAACCACCACTGATTGGGTCAGCACCCAAGACAATAACGTGCCGATCTACATCAGACACCAACACTTGCAATCCTTTTGTTGGGGTAAGGTTAGCGCCTGTCAACGCACTCAACGCAACGGCTCTGTCTGTACCAAGAGTTTTTGCGCTAGTGTCCCAGTAATAAACACCACCCGCACGGACGTTGGCAATCAAGTCCTCGCCAAAACTATCGAAAGACCAAAGTCTTAATTGATTCAGATTACTAAGCGAACTGGTAGAACCCCAAGTTCCACCGCCCCAGGTTCCAGAACCCCAACCTGTGCCATCAACAAATACATCAAGACCAACATTGATCTGGTAAGCACCAACAGTAGACCCTCCACCGTTACCGCTATCACTAGCATTTGCAGTTACTGTTGCGCCACTCGTATCTTTGGCAGTAATGGTGTAAGTGCTGGTAGAAGGCACAGTCGCTATCTCGTACTCTTGGTTTATGACCGCTGCTACGACATTACCTCCCAGTGATGCTGCCCCACTGAAAGTAACGAAGTCACCCTGTGAAGCGCCATGAGCAGTATCAGTGACAGTTAATGTGCTTGATCCGTCAGTCGCTGCAAATGTTACATCTCCAGCAGCAGTGGTACTGCGAATTGGTGTAATGTCATTGAAGTTTGTGCCTTCCTGTATATAAAGCTTGGTTCGCGTGCCAAGACCAAGAAGCTTTGTGCCAGCCAGATCAACCCAGCCTAATAGCTTTCTGCCTGTGCCGTTATAAGAAGTCTGAATTACCTTTGTCCAACCACCTATTTTTTCGGCAAAGCCTTTGCGAAACCTGACTAGGTTACCGTCAAACCAACCGCCCTCTGCGGTATAATCGGTTCCTTCTTTATTGATGCCAGGATTAAACAAAAACTTTTGAAGAGGCATTACTGATATTCTCCTGTTCGTATCATTTCAGTAACTTCTGGTGCGCGACCTTTTACTTGTTCAGCCCACCTGCTATCCATAAATTCATCAGCAGCACGGTCATAATCTTCAGAAGCCATAGCATCTAAAGCTTTCTCAAATCCTCTTAATCTGGTCTGACCAAGATTAAACGACATGTCTATCATGGCATGCTGTCTTGCCTCATTAAGACCACCAAACCAATAGTACTCATCAGAGAGTTCTTCTTTTACACGTTTTATATCGTTATCTAACAAGTAATCGACCTCATCATCAGAAAGGCCCAAGCCAGAGTCTGCGATATTGCGTCCTACGCCTATCGTTTCGTAGCCTTCACTGCATAGATACACAAAGTTTTTAACACCCTCATGCCTTCTAAGCATTTCTTTTAATTTGTCACTCATTAGTCTCAGTCTCCTGGTCATCTAATTCGCGGTAATATTTTAAAATACTCAACACTTGACGCAAATACCTTTTTACTTCAGCCATATTGGTAGAAAGGTTCTCGTATCCTTTTGTCGTTAACGCATACCACGCATTGGTTGGTGCGTTCCCTTCGTTCAAGTCATCAAGATATTCCTGCATAAGTTCTGGGTTTAGCACGGTCCATTCTACTGGAACAGGATTTATTTGATTAGGCAATGGGGGGTGATAGGTAGGTGCTTTTTTTACTACCGTTACTACTTCTACAGGTTGTACTTCAGGAATGTCCCGACTCGAACCTAGTATAGAGCAGCCGCTAACTAGCAGTAGAGTTAGAAATAATAATATCTTCATCGAACTGCGCTTCATCGGTAATAACTTTAAGATCATTGAGTACTGACTTCGTACCACGATTGATAATATTCTCTATTAGCTTTGGCTTCCTGATGGACAATACATCCATGGAATGCCGTGAGAACTTTTTTCTGATATCTGTGACCTCATTCTGAGCTATCATATTTTCTTTCTGCAATCTCTCTACTTGAGACATCATGAGCTCATGGTTTTGAATGGTTTCTTTTAGGTTCTCGTTTTGTTTCTTAATGGTTCCTTCAAGCATTTTTTGGTTTTGAATTGACTGTTCAAGTTGCAAATGAAATGACTCTATTTCAGCTTGAGTCTTATCGTAATACATCTTGAATGAGCCTGCTAAAAGTAATAAACCTAACCCTAATCCTGCGCTAATCTGCCACATAGTTTACTCTTGGTTATGGGATTTCAGTTGTTGTTGTCGAATCCATTCTTTAATTTTTTTTTATCTACAGTTTTTTGCTGTGCTTGTTTAGCCATCATTTAAAAATCAATATGATCCCTCCAATTAAAATAAATGCACATAATAAGCCAATTGCCGTAACGCCCATTATGACCCAAATTTGTTGGATCATTTTTTTCCTAGCTGCTGCTCTCGCCTTGATCGCCTCCATCTGTCGTTTATGGTTAGCTTTCTGCCTAGCCTTAGCTTCATCCCATCTTTGCAACAAAGCTGGATCATGTATTACAAGCATATCATGCAATGACTTTTCCCATTGATCACGACGATGTTTAATGCTTTCTAACTTTAGCAACTCTTGTGAGCTAAGGTTATTAATTATCGAGTCTTTCTTTTCACGCTCAAAAGAATCGAGCGCGTCACTAAACCCTTGCATCAACTCAACCGCTTTTGCAGCACCATCACCCACTTCATTCAATTTATTTATTGCGGTAGATATTGTAGACAGGATCGCTCCTGCCGCTGCAACTGATTCAATGATCATGGTAAACCTCTACGGTTTACGCGACATATAGGCCGTAGCACCGAAATACAAGCCTATAATAGAAGCCTGACTAAGGAAGAGCATATCACTCAGTGAAGACAAGGTTGATAAACGAGCTTCTGGGACGAAAGGTAAAAGGGGTAATAATGAATATAACACCATAGAAGACATTGCTACCCAAGCAATACGTCTTTGTGAATCTTGCTTTTCTTCTCTTAAATCTAATTCTAACATCTGTGTAGCACGTTCAAGTTCTTCGTCACTAACAGTGCCGTCCTGATCTATGTCGTATTTAGCCCAAACTGAATTTTCTTGTAACTTCTTAACCATAACTAATCCCAAAACTTTTGGTTGGCCCCAGCCATCACTGGCTTGCAGTAAGCGGTTATGTTGTGTTGTTTGATGCCCCCTCTACAACGGACATCTCTGCAATTATGCTCAATCCAATACGCAAATTGCTGGCAACGATGGATGTCTCGAAACAACATCTGATCTGAGCCTTGCGCCACATTGCCTTCGATGACTGTAACTAACATAAAGGCTAGTATTGTTCCCTTCATTCATAGGTACTTTGCAGCCACTATAGTAGCCACCATGAATGGATATACGCCCCAAATCATCATCTCAAGCTTCTTGAACTTTTCAGATCCTTCATTAAGACGCTTTTCTATATTCTCATATCTTACAGCGCACTCTCTTTGATGTGCTTTTATCTCACTCAAAGCTTCTTGCGCTTCGTCCATTAGTCCGACCTTTTAACAAATTTAACGCCAGTTTTTAATTTAACACCAGGCTCTTTTGCCTTACCAATGTTTAACGCTGCAATCTCAACGATCCTGTATAGCCGACCAATCAACGCATCATCTTTAGGCGTAGGAGTAAGGCTGCATATGATCGATGCCGCGCACACAATACCCGTTACCACAGATATTATATTAAGAAAAAAATCCATTATTTACCCTTAATGACGAGTTCCGTCATCTTCTACCTTCCAAACATTCAAATTTGCGGCGACTGTTCGCCGTTCACCTTCACCCTCGAAGGGGTAAACCATGTGGGTTAGCCAACTAGGAAACATTAAAAACTTCCCGACTTCTGGCTTGATTATAAAACTTTGTGGGGGAGCTAACCGCTCTATATCCATTAAACTATTTCGACCATAGCTAAATGCCAGACACCCATCGGCATTACCACTGGAGTTATACAGGCTGTATTCTGGGCTTCCCGCTGTGGGCTGATCTAGTATTTGTTGGGGTACTTTTGTCCAGGTTGTGCAGGAGACTCCCATAATAGTTTTAGTACCATGATCGTGTATGGGATTATAATC